GATCACCCAAAGAGATTCATTGAGAAGTAATAACAGCCAGCCCTGGACTGACTTTCGACCGACAAAAAAAATACCTGTACAGCCTACGATCGCCAGTACCCAGGACCACACTTAATCGAGCCAAACTTTGTATGCAGCTGTGACTCGACCTTTAACTGGATCAACAAAGTGCAGACGCTGAGACGGAGTAGCGCTGGCTGCAAGCATTACGCCTGCATACCGATTCTCACTTTCGGTTGATCCAGTTTGGTAGACAGATCCTAGCCCATTTGCCATAGGCCATTCTGCGTGGGTGTGATAGTGACCAATATAAAGATCGCGCCAGGCAAAGCCAGGGTCATAAGCTCCAGATTTCCAACGGTTAGCGTGTTGAACAATAGCTGCAGGAGAAGCAAAGCCATTTCGTCCCACTTCGTCACCGTGAATAAGTAGAGCTTTGTAGTTTCCAATTTCTACGCGCTGAATATCATCTGGACATTCTTGCCAAGTTAAACGTTTTTCATCTTTGAGAAGCTGGCGAGCTAGCTCGTAACACATACGGTCAAAGTTGTCTGACCGAGGTACGTTATCGCGCTTTGATCCAATTCGACCGTGATTACCCCATTCAGGTACTACGGTGACCTTTTGATAATTAGCAAGCGCATATCGAACCACGTCTACAAGAAGCTTTGAGACATTGACATATTGCTCAAACAAAGTTGCGTCGATCTCGAATGCCTGGCTAGGAAAGTTAAAGAGACCTTCAACCATATCTCCACCAAACATAATCACGCAGTCATTGACTGGGTGATCAGCTCGCATAATGTCTGAGATCTTGACAGCCTTCTCAGCAAAGTTCATTACGCGTTCAACCATAACTTGAGAGTTATAGCTAGGAGTTTTCTTTGCGCCTTGCCAGTCCGTGAGGTGCCATAGAGCTACCTCAGGTTTTTTCTTATGCTTAGTTAGCTCAGGAGCTTTGACTGGAGTAATTGGCCCCATAGCTAAAGTTGCGTCGTGAGCTGCCTGGTGTGTTACCTCTACAAGCTCATCTGTGCGCTGCTTAGCTTGAAGCAGCTGTTTTTGGACACGCATAAGAGCTCTACGAAGCTCAGCTACGTCCTCTGACTCGATTCCCTCAGGGAGAGCGTTGAACTTATCCTCTAAAGACATTATTCACGATTTCTTTGTAATGGCGTAGGTAACCGAACTTGTCGTCGTAACTGTCCTCGTGTGCTGGATTGTGAAAGAGTCGGACTGTTTTAAGAGCGTCCATAAGGAGTGCGACCTCGTGTGCTGGAATGTCCTCGATCTTGAGGAGCGCTCCCCAGATTCTTCCGATTGTGGTGAACTCTGTGTAAGCGTCTCCATACTGTTCCAGCCTCTCCTCTAGGATTTCGTCTACTTTGTCGCGCACTTACAGTCGCCTTTTCTGTGGGAAACGATAGAACCTTCTGAAAGCTTGAGACCCTCAGATCGAACGGTCTTAGCTATAAGGTAAGTAGGGATTTTGCCGTCAATAGCGTTTTTTAAGACTTTACGGTTTTTTTCGTCAAGAGATTCTAATAATAAATCTACAGGACACCCTTTAGATCTTGGTTGATATTTTGTGAATGCTGTCTCTAAGTCCATAACGCGCAGTTTAACCATAAAGTTAATCTTGAGACCTGCGACACGCCAAAGCAAAAACCCCCACCTTTTATTGGTAGGGGTTTTCTTAGGTTTGATATCACTTGTAACCTAGTTTGCTATACCCTGTCGGTATCGGACCGACACACGAACTTTACATACGGATTCTTAAATACTTAGCAACACGCCCTAAACTAAACCGCCAAACTTTTCCTCAAAGTCGTCTATATGGTCGTCCACGTCACGCGTGATCGCTGGAAAATCGTCGATCACCTTTGCTCCATATTGTTTGCATACGGTGTGACGATATGAGAGTCAGGCATAACGTTAGGTTGAGTAGAAGGATTGTGTGGTACAGCCATTCCACCGAGAGCTGAGACAGCTACTAAAGCTAAGTGGTGAGGATCTGTAGTGAAGCCAGCTGCAGCCCAAGCTGACATACCTGTAGTGGCTGCCAGGGTGACTGATTTTGGGTTAGAAATAGGAAAACGGATCACGGTAGCTTCTTTATTAGAGCTGTATAGGTGGGCTTGTCTACGATACCCGTTTGCGGGGTTCCCTGGGCCTTCTGGAAGGTTTTTACAGCTGCCGTGTCAGTAGTAGACCAGGCTGAATTGAGATTGACCTTAGCAATCAAACCGAGCTTATAGAGAGCCTTTTCTACAGCTATCTCTTGAGGAGTCTTAGCTTTGATGGCAAAAGCTGAGGCAGTCCAGGCAGGAGCTGAATAGACGGTTGTGGGTTTGGTGACAGCTGGAGTTGAATTGTGAACCATAGCTACGCCAGTGCCTGTGAGAGCTGTAGCTCCAGCCATACCCGTAGCTACCATTTTGTTTGTGCCTATGGATTGAGCTGGCTTTATTGTATTTTCATAAGCAGGACGGACAACAGCTAAAACGTAAAGATAAGATCTGTGGCGCAGATAAACACCGTGACCATTAGCTTGTGACGCCTGGGTTATATGTTCAGGACTTGTATTGCCACCGACGGTCGTTATGCCATCTCGAGAAGCTGCAACGACAATTTCTACGTGATCAGCAGAACCTGTACCCTCAAAAGAATAAAAAACCAGGTCTCCTGGACGCGCTTCGTACTTGCCGACTACAGCACCTTTAGCTTGAAACCAGGATAGTCCAGCTGGGCAATATGCAAAACCTTTAGGGGTTTGAGCTGCTACTAGGTTAGAGAGATTATTTTGTGCAAAGACCCAGGAGACAAAGCAGGCGCACCACGGAACGTCCCCGATCCCATACCACTCTGAGTATGGATTTTTGTCGGTTGATCCACCGTAAAAGCCTGTCTGCCCCTGGGCAGTTGTAACAATATCTAGAGCTGTAGCCATAGCTACATTCTATCTACTTTGTAGTTTCAGCCTTTGCGACCTTATTTCCTTCAGTTACAGCTGCATTAACAGCAGCTTCTACGAGAGGAGCAGGAGCGCCTGTTTCCTTCACGATTGTATTAACAAGAGACTTAGGGTTGATTTTTGCAAGGATAGGAACAAGTAGTCCACCTACAAGAGCGCCAACTACGACCTCTTTGACCGTACGGTGACCTGTTTGGAATGTTGCATAGCCAGCAGCGATTACGCCGTAGCCATAGTGCTCAAGAAGAGCGATATTTTGCTTTGAGAGTTTAATCTTTGGGAGCTTCATTAGATTCCTTTCCAGAAATCAGATTACGGACGAACTTTTCGGCCTCGAAATCACTAGCTGAGGCGTGGTGAACTCCACCGACCCCTCTGTGGTGCTTTTCGCATAACCATTCAAGGTTATCTGCTGATTCTACCCACGCACCGACCTCATCTGGGTTGGATACGCCTGGATAGACAGCTTCAAGCCATTTTAAGTCCACACCATTTTGTAAGCTGAACTCGACGTGAGCGTGGTGTAGCTCTAGTCCTCCATAGCACTCAGAGAAATCTTGACGAGCTCCTCCGATAGCGCATACCGCTGTGGCTTTCGTTTTCTTACGGAACGCGTTGAAATCTTTGTAATGAGGGTCGTCGGTGCGCTCAGAATGCTCAGGGTACGAGACATAATACGAGTTAGTAATTTTTTGATTGTGAGCCTCCGTCACTTGCTGCCTTCTTCAATATGATTATTAAATCTACCCTTTAATTCAGCTACAGCCTTGACAGTCTCAAGGGTAAGTCGGGTATTTTCTTCCATAGCTTTGTCCTGGCGCTCATTACGAGCTTCAATTCGAGCTAGGCTATCGGCGATCGAACCGCCACCGTTACGCTTATATGTATAGTTTTCCAAGTTATCCAATTTGTCTTTGATTCTAAACCAGATTTTGAACCCAGCATAAATAGCTACCGAAGTTGCGCCTAAAAACCAGATTATTTGAGCCCAGTTAGCAGCGTCAGAGAGGTTCATATAGTTGCGCCCTTTCGGGTTATAGGTTAGACGAGGGTAATAGTCCTAATTGTACCGTTTGCGTCTATGACTTTCAGAGTGTTAGAAG